GGCGGCGTGGCTAGTTGAGGGGTCAAGCCCTCTAGCTCTAAAAAGGGATGTCATCATGTCTATCCTCCTGTTTATTTGCCTTTTCCTCCAAGTCATAGCAGTTTGCCCATCCATTCCAACCGCCGTCCACAAGCGGCATTGAATCCATCTTAATCTTAAGGTTGTCGTTATCGTCTAAAAACACCGACCCAATGTTTTGGTAGCGTTTTTTTTCCTGACCCTCGCGGGTTTTGTATGTGCCGGTAATGACAACGATATTTTTAAATTTCTTCATGGCAGGCTTTCTAATTGTTGGATTTTTAGGTCTACATCACCCAAAAATTGGATGACTGAATTTTCAAGCAAATTAACCATTTCGGGGTCATAGTTGATGCGCTTGATGAATAACTGATGTTTTTCGGGTAACCGAGGGTCGAAGCTTACAAAGTCGCACCAAGGGCGGTCGGCACAGGCCATTTGCCACATCATTTGCGTGATGTATTTGGCTGGCACGGTCTTAGTTAACAGCGTTTCAATGTGCGTGGCGGTATTGGGGCATTTGATCTCCACCATGCCCTCGGAGGCCAAACCGTCAGGAGATGCGCCCGACAAGGGAATCCAAGGGTGGTCGATAAACCCCACCTCTGTTACCAAAATGTCCATCCTTGCCTCATAAGCGGCGCGGGCAAATTCTTCCTGCTCCGTTCCCCAAGACATTGCTGCGTTGCTGTAGGACTCGGCAGGCTTGCCTGTTAACCTTTCGCAGACCAATTGGGCTAGGTAGTTTTCGCGGCTGGCGCTTGGCCCTGTCTTGGTCTTGGCAATGATGTCTGCCACGCGGCTGGCGGTGACCTTACCGCAGCGGGCGGCAAACCATTCTTCTGATCGTTGTTCCATTATTTAGCCCTTTCTTTGAGCATTGCGTCTGCTAGTAGGTATGCCAAACGTGCGTAATCATCGTGGGTTAAATCCAAATCATTTATTGAAATCAAACCTTGCATTGCAAGACCCGCGTAAACGTCTCTTATGGTCATGCCCGATCCATCTCGCAAATGAGGGTTTGGAAATGCTTTCTCATTCATTTGGCTAACTCCTTAGATAATGTTGCTTCCAATTGCGCCTTTTTAGCGTCCTTTTTGTTGATGACCTTGGTCTGCCATGCCTGCTCGCCATTTGTCGCCTTGTAAGCGTCTTTGTAGGCTTGCTGTAGCTCTTTGATGGTGGTCACCTCATCCATTGCCGCCAGTAGGTCAGCTATTTGGCTTTCGTTAACTGTTGACTTGATCTCGGTGCGGCGGCTGGCGGCTATACCGTCATCATCTTCAGGGGCAAGGCCGGTGGCGGCTAACAAACTGTATCTCCGCGCATAAGTCAAGCAGCTACCAAAACCCATTGCATCCAGTTTGCTGGCAGGCAGATGGAGCATTCCGCATTCCATGACTTCACCCGATTCATGGATAAACACGGTTTCAACCGTAACGCCATCTTTGCATTCATAGGTGCGTTGCATAAGACCTATGCCGTTGGCGTTTAAAGCCTCTATGACCGCCTCAATGCAATTAGCCAGGTCAGCGTACTTGGACTTAAAGTGCGGGTTTACAGACGTTTTTAAAGCTGGCCCGAACTGGCGCTGCGCCTTAACAAATGACGCCGCAATGTTTTTCCCAATGGGTGTAAAAGTTTCCATGATTTTTCCTTTAATAATATCTAGGGGCGCAGGTAACATCCACGATGGTCTCTGCGGTGTAACCGTTGATCTTGCGTTTGCCAAACACGGTGATGGCTCGCAAACCTGACGTTTCGCATTGCTTTACAGCATCAATAACTTCATTCCTGCCCATCGATTGGATTTGTTTATCCATGATGAGCTGTTGTTCGACCATCTTTGGCTCGCTGGCGCAACCAACCAGCACTAACAATAAAAGTGCGTATTTCATTTTGATCCTTAAAAAGTTTTGTTGAAATGACCGTTAATGGCACTTGCCACACGTTGGTGGCTTGGTGGCTCATAGCCTGCATATTGCTTAACTTCTGCTTCAATCCACTTGTAATGCAGTTTGGGTATGTCGTAGGTTATGTCTAAGCCATCTTTGTAAACAAAAATGTCAAAGTAGCCATCTGTTTCCCAATCGTCACCCTCAGACCAAGACCATTTAACGGTGACTTCATCCCAAATCAAATAGGTGGTAAATTCACCCTCATCACCGTCATCTAGCATGATGCTCTCCAAACAAATAGGTCAAGAGCAACCACTACGATGGCGGTAACCGATACGATCCACATGGCGACTTGCGCCCAATTGGTTGGTGTGGTGTATTTTTCTATTTCAAACATGGTTGATCCTTTGTTGTACAAATTGCAAAATAGTTTGACCTTGTGGTGTTGAAGTAACTGGGCGGTATGTACGTCCTTGATGCACAACACCCCATTCGTTATTTCGTTCTCTAACGCTCCATGTATCTGTATCACTTGATACAAGGTATTCAGTAAATAACGGATTAGTTGATTGTTTAGCAATATGTAGGTTGTTAAATCTATCTGCTTTCATTTAGTTTCCTTAAAGACCCTATGCGTTGCGCTGGGGAATAAATGTATTGTTAAGCAAACTTAACCACAGGTCAAGTCTTTTTTATAGGGACTTTCCCTAATGTTGGTTTATTGTTTTGCCCAGTAACCGTAAACCATGCGATTGGTGCAATCCCAAGTGTCGTTGGCAACGCCATCAATTACCGCTACAAAGTGATGGGCTTGTTTGGCAATAACCACGCCTGCTGGCATATCAGAACACCGTGCTTTGCGTCCAACAAACTTGGGTGCTGGCATCCATGCCCAACCGTAGCGTTTAAGCACCTCAGAATAAATATCTTTGTTGATGCCATTGCGGGCTGACTTTGATCGCCCATTGTCGGCATTTGCTTGGGCTAATTCTTTATAAACAGCCTTGTAATCAAGACCAAGGGCGATAGCCATTGCGCGAGTGCCACAATCGCCTGCATTGCCTTTATAACCAGCAGCTTGCCTACCACCATCATTGCGCTTAAATTCCATAATTTTTCCTTAAAGACCCCATGCAAATTGCTAAGGAATAGGTGTATTGTTAAGCAAACTTAACTGCAAGTCAACAACTATTTGCAATTATTTTCTAGGGACAAACCCTAATGTTGCTATTTTGTTAATTAGGCTTTACAATTTTCCTATGACAAAAGAACAATTAGTACAGTTGGCAGGCTCACAAAGTGAGCTTGCTCGATTATTGAAGATTTCTAGGGCAGCGGTATGTTTGTGGAAAACCGTGCCTGAGTTGCGAATGCGCCAGCTCAGAGACTTGCGTCCTGAGTGGTTTGTGGTTTAACATTGTTTGAAACGCGGCTAGGTGGGGGGTAGCTATCCCACCGAAAAGAGAACAGACCCCTCCTGCCGAGGTTTCTTTTTAGGGTCGAGTTTGGGTCTGAAAATGCACTTTTACCAATTCCATATTGGCGACTATAAATCGCACACTCACCATCTTTCAATGATTGAGGACTTGGCTTTTCGCCGGTTACTTGACCATTACTACTTGCATGAAGCACCAATAAAACAACGTGACATTGCCCGACAAATTGGAATGCGGGATAGTGAGCAAGAGGTTTTGGCGGTTCTTAGCGAATTTTTTATTTCGACTGAAGATGGCTTTATAAACCCGCGAGCCGACACAGAAATTGCCAAATATCGCAAGTTTTCTGAGGATGGGAAAAAGGGGGCGGCAATGCGGTGGCATAAGGATACCAATGGGGAGGCCAATAGCCCCCCTAATGCCACCCCAATGGCAACCAATAACCATAAACCAATAACCAATAACCAAATAAAACCATCTATATGTCCACCTAACGGTGAACTTGAGCCTGCGCCAATTAAAAAATTGCCTGAATGCAACCACAAAGCCGTGATTGAGCTGTATCACGAAAACCTGCCCACAATGCGGCGGGTAGAGGTTTGGAACGAAACCCGAGCTGGTTACCTTAGACAACGATGGAGAGAGGTAGCTACCGAGCTTGCACAGGAAAAAGCAATTGAAGTTGGTGATGTGCTTAACTGGTGGGCTGAGTTTTTCCAATCTGTTGGCAAATCAAGATTTTTGACCGGCAGGGTCAACAGCAAGGATGGTCGGGCTTTTGTTGCCGATCTTGAGTGGATTCTTAAACCAAGCAATTTTGCAAAAATCGTAGAGGGAAAATATCATGGCAATCACTAAATTCACCCAGCAAAAAAACGATGCGTTTGATGATGTTCAACGCCTTATGTGCTCTGTGCATGGTTGCCCAAACCGTTGGTCTGTACACATGGAGGGCGAAAAACCCAAATGTTCCAAGCACCAATGGCAGAAAACCGAAGTCAAGCCTGCCGTCAAAAGCTGGCATGAGGTTGGGGAGGATTTATGATGAATGACCGAAGCCAGGCTAACCAGCTCCTTGACCAACACAAAGAAACACACCAACTTAGCTTTGCTGACACCACAGCAGCGCTTAGACTTACTGGAGACTATAAGGACGATGGAAGCGCGGGAGTGGGTAGCGAGATACCGCAAGAAAGCGAGAGACCTTGGGAAAACCAAAGCATTAGCATGGTGGTCACAGGTTTACTCAGACATAGAAAGACGGCGTGGATCAGCCGCCGCCGTTGACCTTAGAAAGCGAATGAATGAGACACGCTAAACGTGTGGACGCAAACCAAGACCAAATCATAATTGCATTACGAGCTGCTGGCGCTAATGTTTGGATCATTAGCCTACCGGTTGACCTTTTGGTTGGCTACAAGGGCCATACGTTCTTGGTGGAGATTAAACGCACCGCTAAAAGCCGTTTTACGCCGTTACAACAAGACTTTTTTGAAAGTTGGGGCGGGGGTACATTGGCAAGGATTGATAGCCCTGACGCGGCTTTAAGGATGATAGGGGTGCTTAAATGAGAATTGTTTGTTGGTTTAGCTGTGGGGCGGCAAGTGCGGTGGCAACCAAGCTAGCAATTGCTGAAAACAATGGCAAATTACCTTTAATTATTGTTTACACCGAAGTTGTTGAAGAGCATCCTGATAACAAGCGATTTCTTAAAGAATGCCAACATTGGTTTGGTCAAGAAATACAAATTTTGCGAAATGAAAAATATGCAGGAAGTATTTTTAATGTTTTTGAAAAACAGCGTTACATAGTTGGCATAGCTGGCGCACCATGCACAAGGTTTTTGAAAAAAGAAGTTCGGCAAAAATTTGAACAAATTACAGATTGCCAAGTTTTTGGCTATACCGCAGAAGAACAACACAGATTAAATCGATTTATAGACGCAAACAATGATGTAAACATATGGACTCCTTTAATTGACAAAGGTTTGTCTAAAGAAGATTGCCTGGCTATGCTTCAAAATGCCAACATTGATTTGCCTGCTATGTACAAACTTGGTTATCACAACAACAATTGCATTGGTTGTGTTAAGGGGGGGGCAGGTTATTGGAACAAAATTCGCGTGGATTTTCCTCAGCATTTTGACCGTATGGCAAAACTAGAGCGAAATATTGGTGCAAGCATTACTAAATCAAAAGGTGAACGTGTTTATCTTGATGAATTGCCTAAAGATGCAGGCGATTACCCCACAGAACAAAACATAGAGTGTTCAATTTTTTGCCAATTGGCAGAACAGGATTACAAGTGAAACCTGAAGAAGCCGCCGAAACAATTAGAGACAAAGCGCCAGCTTACGGTGAGGCCAAAGCCCAAAGGGTTTACCTTGAGGAATTCCGCAAAAGCCAAAAAGCCCTGCTAATGAGGGATGCCCTAGAAATGGGCTTTGAAGCGGCAAACGCACAAGAACGTGAAGCCTACGCAGACCCTGTTTATGCCAAACTGTTAAGAGGATTGGCTGCAGCAATTGAAAAAGAGGAAACCCTTAAATGGGAAATTGAGGCGGCAAGGCTTGACATAGAGATTTGGCGCACACGCGAGGCCACCAACCGAATGCAGGACAAGGCGCACCAATGAAATGTCCCGAATGCGGGACTTGGACTATCGTAAAAGAAACGAGAACTTCAACAGGAAACACACGCAGGCGGCGTTTGGAATGCGCTAACGAGCACAGATTCACCACATTGGAGACAATACTTGTACCAAAAACACCAATACGTAAGAAGCAAAAAACTGTTAAAGCTGGTGGCGGGGCTTGATTGCCAAGCTTGCGGGTCGGGCAATATGGTGCAGGCGGCGCACACCAATTGGGGTGGCGGCAAGGGTCGAGGGGTTAAGGCTGACGATAACTTAGTGGCGGCGCTATGCTTAAAGTGCCACTACGAGATTGACCAAGGCAAAGACTTGACCAAAGAGGAGCGCCAAGAAAAATGGCATCATGCCCACATAGCCACGGTTGCAAAACTTTTTAATGATGGCAATTGGCCTGTTGACGTACCCATTCCTACGTTTACAATAGATGTGCAGTTGTCTCATTTGCAGGGGCATTGACCCCTGCTTTTTTTAGGGTAAATATGAAAAAAGACGTTGCCGACTTCATTTCCACGTTGTTTCACAGCTCAACGGTGACGCATTTTATGCACCTGAGTACCGATTCATATGCTACGCATAAGGCTTTGGGCAAATATTACCCTGCCATTGTTGAACTAGCTGACAGTTATGCAGAGGCTTATTCGGGTTGTTACGAAAAGATCAAGGACTTTCCTGAGAACTTCCATAACGCCAAAGACCCTGTCAAGTACCTGACCAGTATTAAAGATTACGTTTACAAAAACCGTGAAGCATTGCCTGATGACAGTCAATTACAAAATATTGTGGACGAAATAGCGGCGTTGATTGATAGCACAATTTATTTATTGTCATTCAAATGATCAGGATATTTGCTGGCTATGACCCTCGGGAGGCTGTTGGCTACCATGTGTTTTGCCAAAGCCTGATTGAGCGCACCAGCGAGCCGGTCGCCATAACACCGCTATACGGTACACAAAGAGACGGCACAAACGCATTTACCTATCAGCGGTTTCTAGTTCCTTACTTCACCAAGTTCACCGGCAAGGCAATATTCTTGGATGCAAGCGATATGCTGATGCTTGCCAACATTGATAACCTTAACAAGCTATTTGACCCAACCAAGGCGGTGCAGGTTGTTAAGCATGAATATCAGACTAAGCACCCAAAGAAATATATCGGTACACCGATGGAATCGGCGAATCGGGATTATCCCCGAAAGAACTGGTCAAGTTTAATACTTTGGAATTGCGATCATCTTAGAAACAGGGTTTTAACGCCTGAGTTTGTAGATGACCACAGCGGCTCAGAGCTTCACCGATTCGGTTGGTTGCCTGATTCACTTATCGGTGAGCTACCGAAAGAATGGAACGTACTAATTGGCGAGCAAGAAAACAAGAATGCCAAAATTGCCCATTTCACACTAGGAATTCCCGAATTTGACCATTACCAAAACTGTGACTTTAGCAAGCAATGGTTTAACACTAAGAGTAGGATGCTCAACGGCCTGATTAAAATGCGGGAGACGGTTGATGGCTGATTACCGAGATTTAGCAATTGCGTTAGGCGGCGGGTATGGACAAGATACTGGCCCGATCACGCCTGACACATTGGCTACGTTAAGGAACGGCAAGAAAGCCAGCGCATCCGACCTGCTTGGAATGCTCAAAGCCATTGGCTCGGGATCGTTAAGCAACCTGGAATCATTGGTAAGGGGTGGCGTAGCGCAGATACCTGGCACGGCTGGCGATTTAGAGGGCTTGGCTCGGATGGGCATAAACAAGGCTTTTGGTGCAGGTGGGGTAAACGTAAGCCCAACCCCTGTATTGCCGACCACCACAGACATTTTGGGCATGATGCCAAGAAAAACGGCAGCAAGACCCGAATCGGCGGGTATGGAAGAGCTTGGTGGGTACATGGCGCCAGCTTTTGGCAAGATAGCTAAACCTGCGGTAACAGGTTATGCAAAATTGGCGGGGCAAGAGATCAATGCTGGCTTAACAGGTCAGCCAACTAGGTCATTGCTTGGAACAATTACGCCTAAGCCTAAGTTACTTGATGTTTATCACGGCACACCTCACACATTGCCACCAACTGAGCGCAACCCATTGGGTGAGTTTGATGCTTCTAAGATTGGCACTGGTGAGGGTGCTCAAGCGTATGGGTATGGCATTTATACGGCTGAAGCGCCAGCGGTTGCAAAAGGTTACAGGGATACACTTGCATACAAAGCATTTGATCTTCAACCTGAAGCCGAAAGACTTGGTTTAAATTTACCTGCGGGAACTAGAGGTGAGTTTATGCGCCAAGTGCAAGCAAACAAACCTCCTGAAGTTTTAGCTAGACAATTACAAAATGCAAATATAGCGGCACGAGATTTGCCTCAAGACAAATTAACTGAATTATTTAGGGCATACCAAGAAAAAGGCGGCGGTAACCTTTATAAAGTTGATCTTCCTGACGAAAAGATTGCAACCATGATTGATTGGGACAAACCTTTAAGTCAGCAATCCGCACAAGTCAAAAAAGCATTAAAAGGTATTGAACAAGATTTGCCAACAATTCCTAATTTTGATTTGAAAAAATGGATGGATTCAGACCCATTAGCATCTACTTGGCACAATGCAATAGTTAGAGATTTAAAAGTAGAGCCATCCAAAATTTCTGAATTATTGCAAAATAAAGGTGTAGCTGGCATTAAATATCTTGATGAATTAAGCAGAAGACCAGGCGTTACGTCTATGACTCAAGCGCAGCTTGATACCCGCATAGATATATTGAAGAAAGACATTGATTCAGGCTTGGGTAATCAAGACAGAATGAAGCAGATATTGTCTGCATTAGAGCAAGAAAGAGCCTCACATTCAAACTTGACTCGGAACTTTGTAGTGTTCCCTGGCGAAGAAAAGAACATGACCATTCTTGAGCGCAATACAGAAAAGAATGCCAAATGACTACACAAGTAACTAAAGTAGTTAAAACTAGAAAAAAGGCCGGTGGTCGAGCTGCGGGTGTGCCTAACAAGGCCACAGCACAGGCTAGAGAGGCCATAGCAATGTTTGTGGATGGTAATGCCCACCGACTGACAGAATGGCTAGATCAGGTCGCTAATGGCGATGAAGACACAAAGCCTAACCCTGCCAAAGCCTTTGAGCTATTTCAATCGGTAGTTGAATACCATGTACCCAAATTGGCAAGGACGGAGCTAACCGGCAAAGACGATGGGCCGGTAGAAATGGTGGTGACATGGGGCGGCGTGAAGTAATCTTGCCCTACAGCCCAAGGGCGGCATTCATGCCATTCCATAACAGGACTGAGCGCTGGTCTTGTTTAGTCGCACACCGTAGAGCTGGAAAGACCGTAGCGGCAATTAACGACCTGATCAAGCGAGCCATCACCGAGGGCAACAGGTCAGCCCAATACGCCTACATTGCCCCATTTCGTAGCCAAGCCAAGCGGGTCGCGTGGGATTACCTCAAGTTTTACGCCGCACCAGTAACCAAAGCCACCAATGAATCCGACCTGATGGTGGAGCTGCTGAACGGCGCAAAGATCATGCTGTTTGGCTCAGATAACGCAGATGCTATGCGGGGCTTGGGATTTAACGGCGTGTATCTTGATGAATATGGTGACTTTAAGCCTAGCGTTTGGGGAAACGTCATTCGCCCCACATTGTCAGACCGATTGGGTTGGGCGGTGTTTGGTGGTACGCCAAAGGGTAAAAACCAGTTTCATGACATCTACAAGGTCAGTCAAGTCGTGCCTGATTGGTTTTTGTTAAGGCTACCGGCATCAATGTCCAAGCTATTGCCCGACTCAGAATTGGAGGCGGCTCGGTCTCAATTAAGCCAAGACCAATACGATCAGGAGTATGAGTGCAGCTTTGATGCCGCTATTCTTGGGGCGTTCTACGGTCAAGAGATGCGGCAAGCTCAAGATGAGGGCAGGATCAGAGAGCTACCCTTTGAGCCTGAATCGCCTGTTTACACCGCATGGGACTTGGGTTACCGAGACGACACCGCTATTTGGTGGTATCAGGTGGTCAGGGGCGAGATCAGGGTCATGGACTACTATGCGGTCAGCGGGGCAAGCATAGAGCAATTGGCAGACGTAGTTAACGCCAAAGGCTACCGATACACCAAGCATTTCCTACCGCATGACGCAAGGGCAAAGACGCTGGCATCGGGGGGTAAGTCCATTGTCGAGCAATTGGCGGCTCATCTAGGCGGCATCAGCAAACTTGCAATTGTTCCCGAAATCGGTGTGCAAGATGGCATTCAAGCGGTTAGAATGATTTTACCGCTGTGCTACTTTGATCCACGCTGTGAGGAAGGATTAGAAGCACTCAGACAGTATCAACGTGAATATGATGAAGACAAAAAAGCATTTCGTCAGACTCCGAGGCACGATTGGACAAGTCACCCGAGCGATGCTTTTCGGATGATGGCAGTAGCTTATAGACAAGAAGCAAAAGATCAGACACCGCCCAAGGGCAAGACCCTACAAACCATCACACTCGATGAGCTGTGGGATTATGAGATGCAACATAAAGAGGAGCGAATATGAGTCAGCCTGTAGCAGAAGTAGGTGCATATAAAAACATGACGGCATCAGGTGCAGTCACAACAGGCCCATGCCAGTTGCTTGGGTTTTACGTCAACAACACCACCGCAGGCACAATGGTGTTAACCGATGGCGGCTCAGGTGGCACGGTTGTCTCAGGGACAATTACGCCAGCAATTGGGTTTCACCGATTCCCAGCCAACATTGGGACAAGCCTATATTTCACCGAGGGCAATGTGCTTGATGTGACATTCTTTTTTGCCAGCGGTAATTGATCATGTATCATGAAGACGGCGCATACGAGGGCGAGGATGTTGGCCCTTATTGGCATGACCAAATTGAGACCGCCATCAAGATATTTGACAAGTGGGAAAAGCGCGGCTTAAAGGTTGTCAAGCGGTATCGGGATGAGCGTGATGCCATAGAAATGCCAAGGATGAAGTTCAATATCCTTTGGTCAAACATCCAAGTTCTCTTCCCTGCCCTCTATGGTCGACAAGCCAAGCCCGAGGTGTCACGCCGTTACATGGATCAAGACCCTGTGGGTCGACTTGCATCCACAATGCTTGAGCGTGTCATGGAGTACGAAACCACCCAATTCGGTGACTTTGACTCAGCAATGAGTGGCGCGGTGCAGGACAGATTGTTGCCTGGTCGCGGTACGGCATGGATTCGCTATGAGCCTGTCATTGTCAATGACCGCCCCGAGGTTGAGGGTGAGATGGAGCGAGATGAGTCGCAGGTCTATAACACCGTGGAAGACCCGACAGAGCGCATAGACGCAGCTCACAGCCCCATTGATTACGTCTATTGGTCAGACTTCTTGCATTCACCAGCTCGCACATGGGACGAGGTTTGGTGGGTAGCTCGGGCGGTCTACATGACCAAGGAAGAGGGCGTAGAGCGCTTTGGTGATGTATTTAAGAATGTCGGACTGACCAGCTCAAACACCGACATGGATGGCAAGAATCCATTGACCGCCAAGATGACCTACGACAAAAAGGCAATGGTCTATGAGATTTGGAACAAGCGCACCGGTAAGGTTTGCTGGATTGCCAAAGGTTATCCACAGGCGTTAGATGAGAGGGATGACCCGCTAGAGCTTGATGAGTTCTTCCCATGCCCCAAGCCGTTGATGGCAACCACCACCACCGGCACGATGATCCCTGTACCCGACTATTGCGAGTATGAGGATCAAGCGCAAGAGCTGGATAACTTAACGCAACGCATTTACCTGTTGACCAAAGCCTGTAAAGCGGTTGGTGTGTTTAATGCCGAGTTTAAAGAGCTGGCGCGGATGTTTAGCGAGGGCGTGGACAACAAGCTATTCCCTGTAACTGGCTGGGCAGCGATGAGCGAGAAGGGTGGGCTAAAGGGTGCTATCGACATGATGGACACCTCGCAGATCATTGTGACCTTGCGTGAGTTGTACGCCGCTAGGGAGCAGGTTAAGCAGAGCATCTATGAAATTATGGGTATATCGGACATCCTGCGTGGATCGTCTAAAGCCCAAGAAACCCTTGGTGCTCAACAGCTCAAAGCTAACTTTGGCAGCTTGCGGTTAAAGAGTTCCCAAGGCGATGTGGCTCGGTTTGCCACAGACATCTTTAAGCTCAAAGCGCAGGTCATTTGTAAGTTTTACCCGCCCGATCTGATTGTGGAGATGTCAGGTGTAATGAACACACCTGATGGTCAAGACCCGCAAAGGTTGCAAGCGGCGTTGCAGATGTTGTCTAACAGCACAATCCGCGACTTCCATATTTCGGTTGAGGCCGACAGTTTGGCGCAAATTGATGAGCAAGCTGAGAAGCAAGGAGCTGCTGAAGCTGTAGAGGCCATTGGCTCATTCCTGCAAAGCTCATTGCCTATCATGCAGGGCGTACCTGAGATGTTGCCCATGATGTCTGAAATGCTTTTATTCCTTGTTCGCAGATTTAAGGCGGGTCGAGGAATGGAGGGCGCAATTGAGCAGGCCATGAAAGCTTTGAGCGATAAAGCGGCGCAGGCGGCACAGCAGCCACAGCAAAATCCTGAGATGATGAAGCTTCAAGCTGACCAGCAAGCTGAACAAATGCGTATGCAAGCACAGGCTCAGACCGAGCAAATGAAAATGCAGGCTGAGGCACAGATGGCGCAAGTTAAAGCTCAGCTAGATATGCAAATGCAACAAGCCAAGGTACAGGCTGATATGCAATTAGAGCAAATGAAAGCTGAGTTTGAGGTTGCAAAGCAGAACAAAGAAATGCAGATAAAAGCCCGAGAAATGGCTGGAAAGGAAGAATATGAGCGATGGAAAGCAGAACTTGATGCCGCGACTAAGATCATGGTGGCAAGGATTGGTAGCAACCCTGGCGTTGACCTACCGGTCATTGAAGCAGCGTCTGCACAAATAACCAATGAGCTAGGTGCGCCGATTGCAGATGCCGTTAACAGAATGGTGGAAATGCACGACCAAATGGCAAATATGCACGGTCAAACAATGCAAAACATTGGTGAGGCCATGCAAAAGCTCAACGCACCAAAACGAGTGGTAAGGGGTGCTGATGGCTTAGTGATAGGCGTGGAGATAGCATGAGTCTTGTCTTAGCTGATCGGGTTAGGGAAACCACCACATCAACAGGCACAGGCACAATTACTTTAAGCGGTGCGGTTGATGGTTATCAATCCTTTGCGGTCATTGGCAACAACAACACGACCTATTACACAATATCAAACACCAGCCAATGGGAAGTTGGTATCGGTCAATACTATGGTGGGACTCTCAGTAGAGACACGATTATTTCGTCATCTACTGGTTCAAAACTTAATCTGATTGCCGGTACAAAAGATGTGTTTGTCACTTACCCTGCGGGTAAATCGGTTAATCAGGATGCCAATAACCGTGTTTTGATACCTTACACAGCAGGCGTAACCAATGTTGGCTCTTTAAATGTTGGGGATACAACAGGTCATACTGATTCGGGAGTGATTGCAGGGTTTACGGCAAGTGAGCCTTTATACCTTTACACAAGCCTGCAAAACACAAGCACAGCCAACACATCATATGCAAGCTATGCGGTCAATGACGGCGGTCATACGGCCTATGGCGAGCTTGGAATAAATAACGCAAATTACAGTTACACGGCGGCGGGATACCCTAATAATGGGTTTTCTGTACCGTTGGCAAGTTTTGTCGAATCCTTTGGTGGCCCATTGGTTTTGGGTAGTTGGGACAATCAAAAGATCAGTTTTATTATTAATGGCGCAGTTAGCACGACTGACGCAGTAACCATCAATACCAATGGATCAGTCGCATTTAATGGTCAAGTGGGTACTGCTGGACAGGTCTTGCAATCTAACGCTACCAGCGCCCCGACTTGGGTAGATAACGCCGCAAAATGGGGGGCGTAAGTGTTTGGCATATCAGCTTTTGCCCAAACATCTTTTGCAAGCGTTCCAGATGCGGCAGCTCCTGTACCCAGTGAAATCCCATTAGGCGGTCACTTTGGATTTGACGACAAAAAGCGTGATGAGCAATGGGCAAAAGAAAGAAAGCTAGAGGCGCAACGTAAGCTAAAACTACAAGAGGCGTTGTTTGGCTTGCCGCCTGAAATAAGAGAAGAGATCACCTCCGCACCAGCGCAAACAATAGAGGTTGCGGTCAGAAAACAAATTGATTATGATTTGTTAATGCAAAGGGTCAAAGACCTCGAATTGCGTGTTAAGCTAAAGCGTGATGAAGAAGATGTAGCAATGATCTTGGAGCTAATGTGAGAAGAACTTGGGTTTTCCCATCAGATGGTAGCGAGCCATACGAAAAGACAGCGGGTCACTCTGCTGAATATACAACGGTCATGGGTGACATAGCGCCTTTCATGTCACCTGACGGCGTAATGATTGAGGGTCGCAAGCAATGGCGTGACCACCTCAAGCGCACCGATTCAATCGAGATGGGGCATTCTGACGTTAAATATGCTCAAGCCGAATGGAACAAAAAGAAAGAGGCGCACCGAGACCGATTGCGTGGTCAGGTGCAAATGGTGCAAGAGTTTGATCGACCAGGCGCACCGATTGCCCCTGTTAAGATGTCTAACCTCAACGTAGAGATGGCTAACCGCCTACACAACCGTCCCATGCCCGAGCGCAAGGAGATGATCAAAATGACTTTGGAACAAATGAAAAGGATGAAGTGATGGAAAATGAAGTTGTCGCACCCGACACAGCAGAAACACCAGCACCCGAAACCCCAGCGGTAGAAGCGCCCCAAACAGCGCCATCAGAGCCGCAAAGCCGAGCCGATACGATTCGCGAAGCGTTAACTAAGACCCCAACCAATCGGGGCAAACACGCAGCGACACAACCCCGCGAGGGCGGTAAGTTTGCACCTAAGTTCCCAACCGCAGAAACTCAAGCGCCTCAGATGGCTGACAAGCCAAGGGCAGAGATGCCCAAAAGCCTGCGCCTTGAGTTAAAAGACCATTGGGAAAAAGCCCCGCCTGAGTTACAACAAGCATTTGCCCAGCGGGATGCCGATTACGAAAAAGGCATTAATCAATACAAACAAAGAGATGCCGAGGCTCGGGCAATTACCGAGTTATTCCAACCCTATGAATGGATGTTGAGAAATGAGAACGCCACGCCTGCTACGGCTATTGGCCCATTGCTTCAAACGGCGGCATTGCTAAGAACAGGCACACCGCAACAGAAATCCCAAGCTGTTGCCCAAATGATCCAGCAATTTCAAATTCCGCTAGATCAAGTGGCTGCTTACTTTGGCGGCGAAGCACCACCACAGCAAGATTCCCACTACAATCAATTAGCGCAACAAGTACAGCAATTGACGGCACACATCACGCAGTCGCAGTATGAAGCGCAGAAACAGAATGAAAACAGAGCACTCTCTGTAATCCAGCAGTTTGCGAGCGACCCCGCAAACGCACACTTTGAGGCAGTCCAAGACCGTATGTTGTCGCTTCTCCAAGCGCCGCAGGTTCTAGGGGACATCAGTCATATGTCGGAACGCGAGAAATTGCAGGTCGCATATGACACCGCCGTAAGACTTGATCCACAGTTGGCACAAAGTTTATATGCTCAACAGCAACAAAGCTATGCCGCACAGAATCAAGTACAGAAAGCAAAACAAGCGGCTGTGCAGGTTAGGGGAGCGCCAGGCGCTGCCATCTCAGGTGCAGTCAATCAAATGGATCGCCGAGCCGTCATTGCCAATGCGCTGCGGCAGGTGAATTAAAAAGGAGTAAATCATG